CGAGGATTTGGTCGTAGCGAGGCAACTTGGGTGGTGATGATGGAAGCTACCCACCGAGGATACCCTACTCAAAAGATAAGATTAACTACAGGGGAGATAGTGGATTGTCCAATTGATCCCAAGACAGCAACTACAAGTCAGTTTGCTATACTGATAGATACTTTACATCAACTGGCACATCAGGATGAGGTAACCTTAATTGAAAGTTAAAAATGCACCGGTAAAAATACCCGACAGAGACGCAAAGATGCGTATTCTGGTAGAGAAATATGGACCTTGGTGTCCAATAGCATTAAGCAAAAGTAATGAACGTGAAAAGGTGACGGATTTACACCACCAACACCTTCACAATACGAAAACCAACAGGAAATTGTATCCTTTACTGCTACATAGCCTATGGAACCTCGTTCCAGTGAGCAACAGATATCATGTTGTGTTCGGCAGTTATTGTAGAGGCGGAGAACGATGGGGAGATATTGAATGCCAAAAAAGAGAGCGGTTCCTGGAACGCCACAAATGCTTCTCGAAAGCCTTGAACCGTCCGAGCGACTGTTTAGAATTGCGGAACCCCTTAAACAACCCGAAGGCACATTTGGTATTGAAAAGCGTGGAAAGGTTAAACCAATAAAAATGGTTATTATACCGATAGGTGTGCTTACGCAGATAGCTTTACAGTTAGAAGATATAGCGGCGGAAATAGAAAAATGAGTACGACTAGCGTTTCTTCAAGAAGAAGTACCGTAACTAGAAGAACCGATAAAATAAAAATGTTAGGCGACCTTATCT